GGGACATTCACTGGAGACTGAACCCTTACCATCATCTCCATAGCCAATCACAGCAACATTCTTGCGGAATGGTGGTGGTGGTTTCTTAGGCATCAGCTCATAATATGCACATCTCAAGTTCAACATGTTTCCAATGTTGTTGATATGCACAGTGAGCGAGTGCCCAGATGGACTCATGCTACATAGACGCAACAAATCACCATTATAAGCGATAATAGGATAGGACGTATCAGTCGCTATACCTTCCATGATAGAAATGTCTCGGGATGAGTACCCCATTTCCTTGGCAATGCGAATCATCACATCAAATGCAGCCAGAGTCAATTGAGCAGGTAAGCGCAAGTCCCACTGCTTATAGTCTCCAGCAAAGCATCGATCAGTTCCAAATTTATTCATATAGGTATCCAATTGCTCCCATTCCAATCCGTGTGCATTTACTCCAACAGCACATTCAGAGGCAATAGGAAACAAGGACATAGCCCGAATAATTGGTAAAAACCTTTTTCTGACGACAAGAATGAATGCCAATTGTGCAGCTTGAAACACTCTCACCTTATCCTTTGTCAATTCCGTGGGCTCATCCTTAAGACAAGCTTTGAAGACAGGATATGCCCTTTCACCATTCAGGTAAGATTCTTCCATTTGAGCCACATGCTCCCAGAATACTTGATCGAGTGCAATGGGATCCTGATACATAGGATAATCCTCATGGGACAGCTCAATAACCCAGTTACGCTTGGATCCAGAAAGAGGGAAACCCGGTGACGTCGAAAGGTTAACGCGATCCACAAACCGCACACCTTCTATACCACATACAGTCTCCATATCTGAGAGTGGACGTATGGTTGTGATGAGACCTGGGATAGACTTAATGGCAGCAACAACACCACGTGTGTAATCAGTTACTGCCCATGTCAGATTTTCACCTGCATGTCCAACAGAGGGCTGTGACATCACTTCAAGAGATTTATGCCATGGATGTCCCGTACTAAACTTAGGTTTTCCCCATTTTTGTGGGACACCACAATGTTTTTCCACAGATTTGGATATTATGGTGTCACCAACACGTGAATACGCTTTGGCTCTTCCTGGGACCTGCCCATAAAACTCGCAGGTTGCCCCCTTAGAAAGAAAATTGATAGGACTCTTAAAGTGTACTTCCGATCCAGAGAAACACTGTTTGTCATACAATTTAGTCAAATATGTTCCCGAACTCTTAGACAAAACTACGCCGGGAATAAGCCTCAATGACCTCATTGCCAAATCAATATTCTCTTGAGATACGAATCCACAAGAACCATAATTTTCACCAGGGATACCGCTAAGATGAAACCCACCAATGATTGGAGCTCGCGCATGAACTACCAATGGGGCCATACATAACCCTTCAAAAGTGGGAAAATCCAGCGAATATGTTGCACCATAATAGGCATCATCTCTTGTCCGAATGCGTCCATGTGTCATATTTGCAGCGCTCTCCACGAAAGTACCATCATCTTTCCGATAGATAAGAGTAGCTATCCGCGACTGGTAATGTGTTAATGGCAAATATTTTCGCACATCTTTCCAGTCGCCACCATTGGCCACCCAAACTAATCTAAGATCAGTATCGGGAATATGTACAGACATGATTCTACTAATGATACCTGTGAACGTTGTGCCCACATTATCCGGGCTTCCACGATAGAAAGTCGCTAAAAGCGATTCCTCCGTAAAAATATGATTAGGTAGCAAAGCAACGTTAGAACATACAAAGAATGCATTGCAGAAATGAATCGGTTTTCCATCAATTGGTCCAAATTTCACATATGCCAAATTCTTTTTAGTAATGTTCTTCAGGTCATCCACAACAGTAGTTCGGGATTGTTCAGACGTAGGCAATGACACAGGTTCAACCCGTGCCCAATCACTAGTCTCTTTATCTCGTTGGGCAATATCCTCCATCGACCTAGGAGTCAAATTGCCCTGTGGGGTCAAAGTCACACTCATGGCTCGATAAATCTTAACAAGAGCGTAAACAGCCCCAAGAGCAAGGCTTCCCCTGATCGCGTATTTCACATGGTTCTCAGTGAAACGAGTTGCAATCTCGGGCGCTACATCTTCACGCATCACCAATGTTTGGTTCAAGTATTCTCTCTCCAAAGTCACACATCGGGCTAGATACAACAAGCCGGAAATGAATAGTGTGAAGTAAGTAAAGAAGAATGCGAGAGAACCATACATCAGACTGTATATGGACAAAGCAAAAATAACAGCCTGTCCTACAATAATGCCTGTAAGATACATTCGTGCACGTCTCAGGATGTATTCATAGTGCTGAGTAAAAACCATAACACGAACGGGAGGCAAACGCATAAGCCTCTCGGGCACACGATGCACCCAAGACAGCAATGAACTCTCCAAATAATTGAGACGAGCGAATATGTCGTCAACAACCAACGTTTCGGCAGAGAGATAATTGCGTGAGATCTGTTCTCCAAAATTTTGCAATTTTCCTTTTGCCATGGTACAATATGTACCCAGTACTTGACGGTCTAAAAGACCACTCTCTGGTGTTAGTAGGGGCGGTTCTGGTTCATCTCTTTGAGTATCTTGACTCAATATCTGTTTAGACCAGGACCTTGCAGACACGAGATCCCAAGGGGGATTATCTGGCATGGTGTCTGCTGAAAGATTTGGCTTGATATCAGAAGATGGAACTTCTTTAACATCTTCACACGGAACACACACTTCTTCTTCTTGTATGGTCTCCAAATCTGGTTGTGTGACCTTTTCAGTAGACATTATTTCCTGTGGTTCGTGTAAGGGGACACAAGTATCCTCTTCTTTTTGTGCCAAATCGGGAATTGGTTCACCTTCATCAACATTCTCTGATCCATGAAATGTGCATGTGCATACCTCCGGGCGAGGGAGGCCGCATTGTGCGCACAAATTCATACGCTCCTCAAGTGTGTTAGCACTCTTTACGAGTTTCTTCTGCCGACGAAACCATTTCGCCGAATCAGACTTGAGATAGCGCAACAATTGGAAAATCGAAATGTTAACCATAGGCTTACCATCTTGGTCCAGAACTGGTTCCCAGCCAATATATGCAGCAAGTCCCTTAACATTAGAGGGAACAGGCACTGCACGTTCAACT